ATGTGTGTAAAACGTGACTAAAATGTATGTAATTACACACATAGCCCTCTTGGATTTTGCCTCCTTTCTAGTAGCGAACTTATATGTCGGCACTTAACCCCACTGAGTGGGATCAAATTCTTCATCATCTGGATTGTCTTCAGGTTCTGTCACCAGAGTATGTAGTCCCATGTCTTCATAGATATCATCTTCTTCTTCCATAATGTACCTCCTTTCTGACTTATATTATATCATACAAAAACCACCCAGGTCAGAGTTGGGTGGTTTCTAAAAAGTTAGGTTTTTGAGAGACTTAGCTTTTTACACAAACTCGGGACTAATAGCATTCATTTTTATATATTGTGATGTTGTAATTCTATAGTCGTTCGTTGTGATAGATATATTATATCATTTTATTTACTTCTTGTGTAGGTTCTCCTGTTGATATATACATTAACTATTTTTCCGTTGTGCACATTTATCTCTACCTTCCCATAATCTAAATCGAATACACCTGACTCTAATAGTGTGAGTATCTTATCTTCATTCTTTTTTAATGCTTGGTTTTCATTCATATTAGTTTCTCCAATCATCATTCTCTTCTTCGAATTGGTCTTGTAAATCAAAAAACTCATCAGGATTGAAACTTACAGTCTGATCAGTATTTACCATATAACTATTTGGTTTCTTCTTGGTCTCTGGGTTCACGATCGATCCTGTACTTGAAAATCTAGTAATTCCAACTCTCCAATATACAGTTGCCATAGCTTTGTGATCTCGACCTGCTCTTACCCATTTGTGACCTTTCACTTCATTTGTTTCTGAATCCAACACTTTAATTCTAGATAAGTTCTTCCAGTCATTATAATATTCAAACCATTCATCCTCTGTACCATGCACTGGCATTCTTTTATCTCTGAACTCATCAACCACCAATTGAACCATTCGGTTACGATCTGCAATAACAGTTCCAGCCTCATCTTTTTGACCCCATTTAACTAGTGTCTTTGTTTTCCTATCTCCCCCTGTGAAGACCAAAAATACTCTTCCTGGCCATCTATTTTGAAACTTACGACATCCTATCAAGTCACCCCCTGCATCAATCATAGCGATTGCTTTTGGCCATCTCTTCATGTATCCATCTAAGTCTCCATAGTCCTCTGATTCTCCTGCATAAAACAATCCATTCTTATTCCCTATAACGTAATCAATCTTCAATCCTGTATCAATTCCAATAACCACTCTTTCGTCTACGTGTGGTGCATAAGATTCTCCTGTTAGGTTTTTTAGGAAGTCTTTCTTCAGTAGTTTAGATGCACCATCTGAATATGGAAGTCCTAATATTTTTGTTGACCAGAAGTGAGGTGTAGTCTCAGGATCCCTATATTTCTTAATCAATTCTGCAGCACTCACATATGGAGCAATCAGCAATGGTACCCAATATCCACTAATCTCATTCTCTGGATATTTTGCCACCCATTCTCCTTTTGATCTAACAGTGTCTGATATAAGTCCTTTACATTTCTTACAAATATATATCTCCCTCTCCATATCAACACTCATCTTGTTTGGGTTCTTTATGTCCCACGATAGAAACTGTCTCTTTGAACAATGAGGACATGTGATGAACCAATGCTTTTGATCACTCTTCAGCCATGACCTATGTGATCCAGTATCTGGTAAGTCGGGGTGAGAGAACATGTGTGTCTCTTTGTATTTGGAGTGTTGTAGACGGGCTTGGTAATCTGATACAACATCTAGCTTTGAAGAGTCAATCTCATCATGTGCCAGTCTATCAGCTGTAATCATAATCGCAGCTTTCTTTGTGAACGTACCTCTGAAGTAGATCATTGACTTACCTACCTTCTTTGATTCCACTGAGTCTTTATCAGCAACATCAGCGAGCATACACGGATTGTTTGCGATGATTCGATTCACCTTACCTCCTACGAATACTTTAACGTCTGCATCTGTTGGGAGAGTGTAGATGATATCCATCTTCTTGTTCTTTGCAGCATGATGGTTTCGAAGTATCTCACATGTACTCATTCCAACTTGAGCTCCTTTCATTACAACTAGATCCTTTGCTGTGTCTGCATAAATATCAAACAAAAACATATGGTTTTCGAAGTCTATTCGATCCCCTTTTTCATTCTTTATCTTGTTCTCATCTATCCATGCATGAATAGAGTAATCAGACATTTTGAATGTGTTCTCTTCTGGCATTGGTTGTTTAGTATGTGACGTTAGCTTTATCTTTAATCATCTTACGTGCTGCTGAATGTGCTATTACATTTCCGTACGTTGGACCTGATAGTGTTACCGCCATTCGGTGTAGGAATCCAGCTCTCTTGTTTCCATCTCTATTCCCTATACATAGAAATCTATATTGTTCTGCGTATGCTTCAACCTCTTGATCTATTCGGAAGTACTTGTCTTCTAGATATCTATCCCACCATTTCTCCACTCCACCTTCTTCCTCTTGTTGTTGACTATGAACTTCTTCATGAACCATTAGATCCTCTGGCGGTTCAAATCCTCCGGGGATGTATAGTTTGTCTCCATAAGCAAATAGTACTGCCCCCATGTTAGGTTGCATTCCTGCGTCCATGATCTTATCAATGTTTGGTGGTAATTCGTGTACTACTTCCATTGTCATATTATTTCTCTTTGTTAGCTTCTAATTTCAATTCCTTCTTTACTGATATTATCGCTAAAATAGCACTACCAAATGATACTGGTACATATGCCCAATACATAAACCATGTCAATCTATCTATTGGTAGTAATACTAATATTTCATGCAATAGGAATAACCACATTGATATTGATGTTAATAAGAATATATATTTCATTGTTTTTTAAGTTTAGCTCGTAATTGTCTAAGTAGAGTAATAATAGTCATCATCAGTGTTACCTTTATCTTTTCTATCTCCTCTGACTTCTTGGTGTCTGCTTCATCTCCCACCACTTTCTTCTCCAGTATAACACTCTCTAGATATCTCCTTGTGAACTTCTTTCCTGGACAAGTTCTGTTTGCTTGTATATCTCTATGAAATGTGTCCACTGATCCTGGGTATAATACGTCTAGTTCTCCCAAAAGTCGTCGTAGTGCCTTTATTTGCTTATCATTAGGCAACTGAGTGTTAAAGTCTCCTGCAAGGCAAATAGAGATAGTATCGCACCTTTCTTCCACATCACAATTATGTCCCACATTGGCGATAGTTTCTTCACCCACTTTTCTAGTGTTTGTTATAGATCCATTAACATCAATGAAGTAGTTATATCCTACATACCATCCTAGTGTAGACTTCATTCCCCATTTATCTTTGTGATATTGGTTCACAGCTGCTAACTGATTCTTTCCACTTGCTATTGAAGCTGTGTGGTGAATTGCTCTTTGTTTTGTGTTTGACATGTTCACTCAGTTAAATGCATTAACATCATAGAGTTGAAGAATAGTAGTCCTATAATTACACCGTTTGGAGTACCAAACGAGAATCCAGCTAGTAATCCTGCAATTATACCGAAAATTATTGATGTAAGTTTTTGTTTTGGTGTCATATTATTTCTTATTTAATTTCTAATACCCTACAACTCTTCTAGAAATAGCATCTCTTTATCCCATGCTCCCAGTATTTGCCAGAAGTGACCATATGGTGATTGAGCTAATAGGATAGGATCACGTCTTTCATTAGTCTTCTTGAAGTCTTTCTTATCAGCAATGATATAGAATACTGCTTGCTTACCACACAAGTCTTTTGTTTGTTTGTTGTATTCCTTCATTAACTGTGTAGCTTCTTTCGGCATGTCTGCAATGAATTGTGCAACCTGTCCCATCTTCAAGTAGTCATGCTCTTTCTCCATCTTAGTGATTCTAGTAGTTGTTGTGTATGGGAATTGATCGTAGAACTTCTTGAACTTATTATATTGCTTCCTGTTTTCAAGACGTGTGACTATACTAGAGATTTCTTTCACCCCGTTTCTCATGTCGTATTCTTCTGCGTCAATAAGATCTAGCTTGTCTTTGAAATCAGCTAATTGATCATCAACATACTTAGTATTGATATCGATTTTAAATGCTTTGTCATTAAGCATCTTCATTTCATACACCCCTTTAGGAGTTAGTACTACTTTCTTCTTTTTAGGTTTAGTCTTAGGCTTTTTACCCTTAAGACCTACACCACCACTACTATATGTAATTTCATTAAGACTAACCACCTCTTCCCATTCAATACCACCAATACGGCTATAAAAGTCTGGTAGATATTTTGATTTATTACGATCCTCTAAAGAGGCTATTAACATATTCTCCCCGGTTGATTTCTTTGCTTCAAATAAGTCTCTTCCAAATAGTTTGATTTTCATATTATTCTGTTTCTTTATTATCTTCGACATCCGCCTCTACTGACTCCTCCTTTACTCTTTGTTTGTCGGCTTCGTCTTTAGCTGTTAATCCCTCTATGATTTCCTTTCCGTTATGCTTCAACGTCATCCCTAATACTTTTAGTGCTTTACCTTTTGTTAGTTCCTCCTTATACCAGTCTGTTTGCTCCTTAGTCATCTTAATCTTAGTGTATGGTGCTCGTGATCCTTTGATTGCAGCTTCGAAGTGTTCTAGGCTTTCGAACTTACAATCTGTTACGTCTAGTACTCCGTCTGCTTTGGTGTATTTCATATGGTTGGTGTTAGTAGTCTTCTAAAAATAGAAATAGAACTATAAAAGATATTACATATCCTTTTGATGCTCCTAGTATTGCTGCTATAAGTGCTGCGATTAAAAACATTGTATTTGTATTAAATTAATAATGGTGGACCTGGTGGGTATCGCACCCACGTCCTAACCACGTCTGCAATACATCTTTTTACAAAGTTATCCTATTGTGAACAGGCAACTATAACCATTGATACACCTCCACCATCCTATTTTAATTATGCTCTATATCAATAATAGGAAAAATGATATTGAACACCGTCTAGACTAGGGCTACTTCCTTGCTACTAAGGCTGCCTACTGTAGCGAAGAACGGGCTAACAATTGAATTGTTTGCATTTGTTTGGTTGCCCCTTTTAAAGAATTGAGGCGGTTTCTCTTTGGATATATTGTTTCAATGATCAGTCTAAGCTATTCAGGCCCATGTTTGTAATGGACAGATAAAGAGGGAGGGCACTCATGCTTGCTGGGAATCAAACCCAATATCTCACCCCCATATCTATCCACTACTGTAATGAGCTAACGTCTGAGTCTAACCCAGGAGTGCACCCTTGTGATTAGATAAACCCTTATTCAGGCCATGCTCCACTGTTTATCAGCTTCAAAGCACTCAGAAATTAACCCACTACTCTTCCTATATAATACCAAGCGGTCGTTAAGGTATCAAGTCTACTTTTCCCCATCTTCATCCTTTCTCTCCCTACTTGTGATGATCTCCTTCTTTAACTCCTCTTCATATTTCTTTCTAATCTCATCAGCTTTCTTATCGTGTATCTTATCACCATCCCCTGTGTCTACTGACCCTGAGTGCTCCACCTTAGTCTTAGTTGACCATTCATCTGGTCTCTTCCTCTCCATGTATCTGAATGCATAGCCAGGTGAATTTTCTAATGATTTCACTATTGTCTGTCTTGCCAATAGTACAGGTTTGTTGCGTAATGCAGTGAATCTCTGCAATAAGTCTGGGTTAGCTTTAATCCAGTTGTAATATGTCCTCTCTGATATATCCGCATAAAAGCACGCTTCTCCAATGGTTGCATCAATAGCAAATGCCTCCTCTAGTTTTTTCACAACTTCTGGAGTTTGTTTTGATACTGCTTTGCTTATTCTTCTACTCCTTACCTCTGCTTTTGTTGGTCTTCCACCTTTATTAACACTTAGGACTATTCCCTTTTGTGGTGGTTGTTCGTTTGTTGCTAGTCCTATTTTCATTTTTATATATTATTAGATATCAGAGGAGTAGTGACAATTTCTTTTGCTCTTTCATTGAGATAACTATCAAGAAGAATTTGGGATACTGATGATACTTTAGTATTTACGTTCATGATATTTTTCGTAAGTTGCTTCTTTCCAGCTTTGGCATCTATGACACACAATAGTTATCTTAATCTTAGCGTATCTATCTTCACTTCCATGCTTAAGTGTTTCCCATTTGTGATTACAAGGTTCGCTACTCATGTTTGTTTATGTTGTTTATTATATAATCTAAAGCTTCATTTACACCTTGTGCATACGGACTCACTCCATCTGTCCTCCTCTTCTCTATCATCTCCACTATCTCCTTATCTCTTTCATTTAATACAGAGGTTAGTTCTTTCCTTAGCCACTTCTTCATTAATGGTTTGTAATGAAGATTTGTATAATTTCTCTGAAATATATCTCCACCATCAATCACAGCCTGATCCGTCAACTTACTAAAGTTTTCTAATACATCATCTATTCTTTTATCGTGTTGTGTTGTCGTTGGTTGTTCAGGTTTACCATGTGCCATAGATAGCCACTCACTGAATCTTTCATACACATTGTGTACATCTTCAACTTTCTCTCCCCTATAATAAAAACTTCCTTTAGTAATTCTCAGTACTTCCTCTTTTCCATTCTCTAAACAGAATTTAATTTCATTAGGTTTCACTTCTCCTAGTGTTGGCTCTATATCTTTTTTTGTAACTTTAAATGCTTTTGCAGTTTTTGGGTATTTCATATAATTTTACATTTCACTTAAATCTATCTCCCCACTACTCATATCAGTCGACACCTCCCACAATTCAGGAAGACCATTCTTTTCAACCTCTGTCAACCCTGTGATGTCTACATACTTTTGAACTAACATGTCTGCGTGCTTTAGGACTCTAGAGCCACAAATTAGAACGTGTTCTCCTAGTCGGTAGTTGTCTCCTGGTTGAGATCGAGTTTCTTTAGGTGTTGATGGTGTTTTCTTATCTTTTTCGAGTACCAGTTCTCTATCGAATCCTGTTAAGTCAATGTTCTCTGGTGCTAGGTCTTTCAATTCTTCGATAACAAGTTTCATGTTCCATTGGGATTCATTTAGTTTGTTGTCGGCTAGTCTATAAACCTTTTCTTGCTCTGATGTTAGGGGTTCTGATTCAGGTGCTCCGAATACTGTTTGTCCTTTGTCATCCATTACCCATAGAGGTTTCAAGTTGTGAGATTCTCCATACTTTAGATATGTTTGAAGTCTTCCATGACCGGCTACCAGAACGTTGTCTTGGTTTACTAGTGCTGGTTGTCTCCACCCTACTTCTTTAACAATATTGGCAAGAGCCACCAGTTGTGAATCTGGGTGGTCCTTTGCGTTCTTGTCGTATGGTTTTATATCCTCTATGTTTTTGATCATGTTTATGCTTCTTTATTCAAGTCTCTTTCTGGCATCTTTTGGTCATACACACTGATTCCTCCTTCGTGTGCTTGGATAGCTTTACCAACTCTCATTGCAGCATCTTCTAGGTGTCTGTATGACAACATAAGATTTGCAATCATTTCTCCCCTATCTTCTGTACCGTTAGTTTCTGTTTTTTTAATTCCACTAATAACTTCTTTAACACGCCCTGCTTCTTTTTTTAGACTGACTCTTGTTGAGATAGCCCAATCTTTAAATGTATCTGCTTTTTCTTTTTGTAAGTTTTCTGTTTCCATATTTTTATTTTATTTATTTTTAATCTTCAACTCTATTTTTCTTAGCTTCTCTCCTACATCCATAACACTTTGCTGGGAGAAATACTTCTTTAATCTTCCCGTCCTCTTTCAGTTTGTCAAAGAAAGCTATCTCTGATTCAGTAATTGAGAAATTATCTCCACATTGTCTACATACTTTCTCTTCTACTACTTTATCTTCTGGTGTTTCTTCCATATTGTTTATTTCTTATCTTCTCGTGGAATTTCCACAAGTATTCCATGGCTAGTAATAAGCATTGAAGTGATTGATACTGCACTTTCTACTCCTGCGATCAATACTTCAACTGGATCAATAACTCCTACTTCCAGTCCCTCCCCAACACCACCTGTAACAACATTTAATACTCTCTTAGGGTCTAGATCTATATCTCCATCTAATCCCATGTTATCTCTCAGTTGTCTTGATGGATATTGAAGTGCTTCGTTCATTATCTTACTTCTCGTCTTGATTCTAGCCAAGGCAAGTCCTGACCCATCAACAACTCCTCCATTAAATGCCTCCTTAACAGCGTTGATTGCATTATCCACCTTGTATTTCACAGCTTTGAGTTCCTCCTGAGTTGGAGCTCCTACTTTAATTACTGCGACTGAATTTTCAAACTGTGCTAGTCGTTTCTTTAAAGCTTCTTTTGATTTCTCATCTTTTTCGGCTTCGATTGCTGTTCTTAATGAAGTTACTGCAACACTAATATCTGTCTTGTTTCCTTTTGGATCAACGATAATAGTTTCATCTTTTCTAACAATGATTTGTTGAGCAGTACCAAGGTCTTCAATCTCAACATCTTTCATGTCCATACCCTTTGATTGACTGATCATCTTTGCTCCCAACATCATAGCGATATCTTCTAGTGCAACCTCCATGTCTTCTCCTCTAGGTGCTGCAATTGCTACTGACATAACAGCTCCAGGTTTCTTTGTGTGAGGATTCATAACATTTGGGTGATTAATTACCAATGTTGCAAGAGCTCTATCCTCCACGTTTTCTGCAATAATAACAAGATTGTGAATACCTTTCGCAGCAAATTTGTTAAGGATTCCCATAACATCCTCTGCCTCTGTTAGTCGGTAGTCTGTTACTAGGATTTTTGGCTTTTCAAATACAACCTCCATTCTATCTGGGTTTGTTACCATGTATGGACTTAGGTATCCTGTATCTGTTTTGATTCCATCATTAATATCCATAGTGGTTTCATCTGTTGATGAAAAACCTGTAGTAATCAACCCGTCCTTTCCTAATTTAAAATATGTATCTGCAATAAGTTTTGAAATGACAGGGTCATCAAATGAAATTCTTGCAACTTTTCGAAGGTCTTCTTTTGTCTCTACCTTGACTGCATTCTTTCGAAGTTCTTTAGCTACTTCTTTTACAGCTTCTCTCAATTCTAGTTCGATCTTTCTTCCATTCCAGTGAGTCATCCTTGATACTTCATTGATTTGTCCCTGGACCATAATCAATGCTCCAGTTGTACCATCCTTTACCCTGTCGTTGGTTTTAATGGCTACCTCTCTCACTAGTTTTACGATTGCATTTTCTGCAGGATCTTCTAGTCTAAAATCTCTAGCAATTTGAACACCATCATCAACTGTTAAGGAATGTGTAAATTTACTAATGATAACCTTGTTACTTGCAGGTCCATATGTTGGTCTAATAAAATCAACCATTTTATTAACAGCACTTAGGGTAACTGCAAATGTTTTGTCATGGACGATTATTAAATCTGTATCAGTATTCATCATATCTTTATTTTACATTTATTTGAATAATATATTTTGTGATAGATTCTTTTTGTTCTACCGAACTTCTGTGCGAAATTTCTAAGATGAGCCTCTAAATATTTCTCATTATTTACTCTTCCTAACTTCCTTTTATTCCATCGAAACTTTGTATTGCAAATTTTACATACTTCAACCTTAATAACTTGATTCTCATTGAGTATAGTTAAGTCATGTGGTAGGCCATATTTACACCCATGTCGGCTTTTTAGTCGCATAGTTTTGCTAACACATCCTCATCATGAAGTAGTATGAATTCCTCTTCTTTCTTCTCTTTTTTAATTGATACTTTTTCTCCTGCGTACACTCCATATATAACTTTATCTCCGACCATGATATCATCCATTCCAAAACCTATCGCAATAACTTTCCCGACAGTTTTCTGATCGTGGTCGTCTTGATCTGCAGATGCAATTCCATGCTCAGAAACACTGCTAGTTTCTTCATCTTGTTTTACTAATATATAATTTGCCCTTGGTTGTATTGTTGTCATTTATATTTTAATTTAAATCTTTAATTGGTGTGTCTATTCCTTTTTCTCCATTCTCTTTTAGTATTTCCTCTCTTGTTAGTTCGTTGTCACTCATAGGCTCTGATACAAAACCTCTTGGTCTTGGTCCAGCATTTGAAATCTTTTTTTCAATAATATTAATGTATTGTTTGATTGGACTTTTGAAAAATATAAGAGTGGCAACAACTAAAACTGCTATTAGTATTCCAGTAATTAATCCTAGAATAAAATACAACATATTAAGCTTCTGTTACTCCGTCAGCTTTCTTTGGTACTTCTGGGGTTGCAGCTGGTGCCTTGTCTACTACAGGAGCTACAGCGGCAGGTGTTTCTGGTGCCTTTCTATCGTTAAATACAATAGGTCTTGCTAGTGTTTTTCCCTTTTCGATAAACGCTTCTGCTGATAGTCCAAGTTCAAATTCTTTTAGAATTGGAATTAACTTTGCGTTAAATCCTTCCATTCGAGCTTGTAAATCATCTTTTTGCGCTGGTGCGGGTGCTGCAGCTGCTACTGGTTTTTCATCTGTTGTCATTTTATTATTTATTTATTACTAACTTTTAATACTCTAATTATAACGAACGCTTGCTATATACACAATGTTATTATGTGGATAATTATTCCTTACCCCATCTCTTTTTTGCTGCTTTTTTTCCTAGCTCTTTCATGTACTCTTTACCGTATTTCTTAACAACAGCATTACCACCCATCCGACCTAGTTCGGCCGCAGGATTACTGATTTTTTTCTTTTTAGTGTCTTTCTTTGTCATTTGTTTATTTTATACCGAGCGGTTGTCATAATCAACCTAGTCCTGTGGATTAATCACGATCTTAGATTTCATTGATTCATATGCTCGTCTTTGATTTTCTGATAATTTTTCGTATTCTTTGTGTGTCAATGCTTTTAAGAATGGTTCTGTCGATGGTGCTGGTATACCTGTCGCTTCTTCTATCCTTAGAATAAACTCGCATGTTTCTCCAATTGTTAGGTTTGATGTTTCTTGTACCTCCCTTACATCTTCTCCAAAAACTTCTGTTATTCCACCAGACAAGAACTTTTTCTTAGCCCAGTTTTTTATCTCTATCATTGTGTGACCACTAGATCTTCCTATTAGATAGAAGTATAAGTGCATGTAGTTGTTTTGCTGCAGGGTTCGTTTAGGTCTTTTGCTTTCAAACCATATAGTCATTTCGTCACCCACCTTACAATGAAGTTCTAGGAATATATCTAATAGTCTTGGATGTCGTATCTTGAACCGCTTTTTTTTAGTCTCTGGATCCAGAACACACTTACCTCTCATTGGTTGTGATTTTTTTGTAGGATCTATTTTACTCATTTTTTGTTTTCATTTGAGAAAGAATTTCTCTTTAAACTATTACATTCTCCGTGTGCTATTCCGTAGTTGTCCCATTGGTGTGGATTCTCGTCGTCTACTAAACACTCTATCTGGTCCTTTAGGTGCTCAACTGTCATTTGTCCAAACTCTACACGCTCTCCACAAATGCAGCATATACCATTTTTTTCTTTCCATAGTTTTGCTCTATCTCTTTTTGATAATCCAAACCATGGCTCTCCTCTATAAAAGTCTCTGAAATATCTAAGTATGTCATCAACTTTTTCTGGTTTTATACTTGGGTCTATTTTAAATATTGCAAGTCGTTGCTCTATAACTCTTTCGTTTGGATCCCGCTTGTGCCAAGTTCCAGCAAACCTACAGTAATATTTATTTTTTAACCAATATGGTTTTTTGAAATACTTCATAATTGTATTCCCTCATTTTCTGCTATTAATCTATATGCCTTTATTTGGTTCCTGTAATTTACTTCTGTCCATCTACTAGTGTCTTGGTTCTTGACCCTGAATAGTTCATCTACAAACTCTTGGCCATATCTTCCAACCATATATATGTAGTATTCTGCTTCATTTCCATCTAGAATCATGTTACATCTAAAACACTGACTATGAAGATTGTCGAGATGATATCTAAGTTCCACCCCTCCAGTTGAATCTCTTATGAAGTGTCCTGCATGCCAATTTCTTCCAACTAAATCTACAGCTCCACAAGTCACACAAACATTTCCATCTCTGGCTTTAATGATCTTCTTTGTGATCATCATCAGCTCTCGTTTAAGTTTAGCTGCCTCTGTGATACTCTTCTTTTTCAGTTTGGTCTTTGTTTTAAGCCCTGTTTTGGCCTTTAGAGGTGTTCTTTTGTTTTTGAAGTATGATCTTTTCATAAAATTTTATCTATTAGCTTCATAGAAAGCTTTAGCAAATCCTTCTGGTGTAATACTTCTAACAATATTTCTCTTTGAATATCCAGTCAATTTCTGATAACCCTCTGGTATTTGCTTTTCCTTTAAATGAAAGAAGTCCTCAACATTCTCTACAAAAGTACCTCCTCTTTCAAACCTCTGTTCTTTAATTGGTTTCTTTTTGGGTTCATTGAAGTCTCCCCACAAAGCAGTTTTCTTTGTATAAGGGTCTCCAAACTCATAAGGTTGGAACACCATTGATGGTTTACCTAGAAATTTCTTTAAATACCCAGAGTTAGGGTTCTCTAATGCCCAAAACTTTAGTTTAACCTCATTGTTTGTGTGTCCATATAATTCACTTTGAACCTTTCTTGTTTCCCACACAATATCTAAACAAGCTTCTATGGTTTTCATACCTTCTCTAAAACTTCTCTTCTTTAAGGCTGTTTTATCATTTCTTGCTATAGAAAACTGTGTACAAGGTGGTGCTGCAATTATTCCATACACATCTTTCAGATTATCGTATAGCCAAACATCATTTCTCCAATTATTCACATCAAATTTAGGTAACGTACAAACTACTACCTCAAATTCTGGGTCATCTTGAAATGGCTTACTCCAAGCTCCAGTTCCTCCACACAAATCTAGTATTAGTTTTCTCATAATATTTAATTATCGCTATGTGTTAATCGTGGTGCTTTTGCTTCTCTAACTTCGCAATCGTTCCAGTTCTTCTCTTTAATCCTCCTAGCTTTTACAACCTTTGGATCTGTTGGTGGAAATTCCCCGTCATCGTTCTGAATAATTTGTCTTGATCTTCTGATGTTTTCCAATGGTGGTAAACTTGTGAAGTTTTTTAATTTAATAGTCACATCTCCATCTTGATCTATGGAAACTAATCCAGGGTGGTATGTGTTTATGTAGTGTGCCATTAATACCCCATCATTATTTCTTGCACGTTCATATTGTTCAAGAATAACTCTCACTTTTTGTTTGTATGTTTTTAACTCTGCCATTATATTATTTTTTTAGCTATCAAATCTTTCTTAATTTTTGCCAATTGTTTTGTTCTTTTTTTTCTATCTTCAGGAGAAATTTCCCCTGACTCTTCCTCAATCTGTATTTTTTGTTTCTCTTCAATTACTTTCCACTTCTCAAGTCTTAATACTTTTCCTTCTTTTCCGTCGTACCATTTTCCATTTAATATATATTCCTTTGGCTTCATCGATTTGATGTAATTTCCATAAACATCTTCGGTTAGAACCTGAGAAACATCTACCATATTTACCATTACTGGAACTTCTTGTCCTTTAGGATAAATTGCAACAATACCTCTCTTCAACAACTCTTCTGTTGTCTTTGTGTAGCTTTCTATTGTGAATTGCACCTCGTGGATGAATCCTACTCTCATGATTATGTAGAAATATTGCATTATATTTTTCCTATTACTGATATTGATTTAACGGTGTTTGGTCTTTTATCTTTTGACGGAAATAATCCAGTCCAGCCATTTTGGATACTTTGGTCTATCATTTCTTGCTGTTCTTGATAAGAATACTTTGATAGAAGAGTTAGTTGTTTTTTTATAGACATCGGAGTCATCCTTTTTTTAATCTCTTTCCGATAGTTTAGCCAATTTTCCCATGAAGATGGATTAATGTTTTGAGGCAAAACTAACTCCACCTTATTAATACTTGTAATACTAATACTTGTATTATTATCTTTAACCTTTTCTTTAAGGGGGGTGTTAATATTTTCTTTAATACCCCCACTAAGAATACTTAAATACCTCCCAATAATTTGTTTACTATTTTCGGCATATTTTATACGCCGATTAATATATCCTAATTTAACCAGGTCTGATACCCATGTTGATACCGTCACAGTTGTTACATCGTACAAATCTGCAAAGTATTTGTTTGTACTCCAACACTCCCCTGTCTTATTTGAAAGTGCTGAAATCTCACAATACAGTATTTTCTCCATTGGTTTTAACCTGTTGTCGTATCTTACATTTGCGGGAAGTATTCCGTAGTATGATGGTTCTGTGTTTTTGTGTTTTATCATATGGTTTTCATTATAGATTTGTAATCTGGGTGTGACTTTTGGTCAGACTGTATACTCTTCATATCTCTAATAACCATTAGTATTTCACTTTGCTGTAATACGACCCACTCTTCGCCTATATTTGAATGTAGGGATTTTTCAATGTCTTTACAATCATCTACGTAAATCAATTCGAGTAGTTTTAATTTGTGGGGATTATGAGTCCTATAATTCAATAATCTTGTTCGTATATTAGTACTCTGACTAATTCCGATTTTGCAATATATACCACTTTTTATAAAGTATACCCATCCTTTTTCATTCATATTTACATTATAGATTTATAACGACCGCTTGGCAAATAATTAGAAGGGGATATCTTCTGGATTAATATCGTCCTCAGGGTAATCTATTGCTTCACTTGTATCTTCTGTAGACTTTTGTGGTTTGTCTTGCTTACTGGCTTGTTTTGGACCGAATTGGACATTCTCTGCTACAATCTCAGTTCGATATTTCTTCACTCCATCTGCTTCCCATGATCTAGTCTGGATTCTTCCCTCAATGAGAGCTGAACTTCCTTTCCTTAAATATTTAGAACATGATTCTGCTTGTTTTCCAAATACCACAATGTTGTGAAATTCTGCGTCTTCTTGTTTATTTCCATCTTTATCCTTCCATACTCGATTTGTTGCGATTGAGAAGTTTGCTACTGACATTCCACTTGGAAGTACTTTTTGTTCTGGGTCTCGTGTTAGGTTCCCGAATATTAGTGCTTTATTTAGATACATATTATTTAATTACTTTAAGTGTTTTAGTAAACGATACTGTTTCTACTTTTTGAACCTTTACAGATAAAATTATATCTCCCTCTCCTGATGATTCTTTAGCTTCTTTTTTGGTAAAGTAAAAATCATCTCCTTCTTGACCTCTTAAAATAAACAATTCTTTTGGTTGTTTATCTGTAATTGCATATTCATACCAATCATTCTGAAAGTCATATTTATCATTTTCAAGTTCCATTAATTCAATAATTCTACCTTCACCACTAACAATCTCTACAGTTACTATATCCCCAACATTTAATTCAGAAATACCTCCATCATCCAACACCTCTAAACTATCCCCTACTTTAAATTTTCTCATAATTATTGTTGTTTATCGTTTTTTAAAATGTCCATAGAATCTTTCATTAAGTACATCAGCTATCTTGTTGTACTTCCTTATGACTCCATTCTTCATATACTTCTTGCTACTAGGCCAAACATCAATTCCGTTGATTTTCCAATGATAGTCAGTAAGTCTTTCAACTGTGTGACCATTATCTTCTATCTTAATAACGTCGAACTCGGCCTTTTCTAGTGCTTCTTTCTTCCATACTGGATATCTACTCATGTTTAGTTCAGAGTTATAGATTCCACTTTCCTGTAAATTGTGAATGTGTTCTCTTCTCTTTTTATAATGTCTGTGGCTTCGTCAAAGTTATTATCCTTTAGAAACTTTTTGTACTTAACATTCTTCTCTGTCTTCTTCCTCTCTTCATCTTCTTCTTTTTTTATCCTCTCAAACTCTTCCTCCTTTTTCTTCTTCTCTATCTCTAATTTCTCCTGTTCTTCTTTCTTTTGTTTCTCAAATTTCGCTTCAGCCTTTGCCCTTTCTTCTTTCTTGATCTCTTTCTCTCTTTCCTTTCTGTTCTTCTCTGCTTCTACTTCGTCTTTCTTTCGTTGGACTTCTTTCTGGTTGATCTCCATTTGTAGTTGGTAAAATCTTACCCACTCTTCGTCGTCCATTTTAAGAATTTCCTCGTCAGATATTTCAGTTGCATGTTCTAGTAATTCTAATTGACTTCTTTTCCCTGGGAGTAATTCTTTTCTAGCTTCTATCACTCTATTCTCTTTGTCTTCGTCAAGAATTTTCTTATGATCTTCTTCCATTTCTACGGAAATAGCTAGGTATTCTTTTTCTTTGGCTGATACAGATTTGTTGTATGCGTTTGCATCCGCTCTGAAGGCCAGACCTTGTTTAGTAATTGTTGTTCTAACTTTGACTAGGATTTTGTGAGATTCTTTTACCTCTTCAATGTTAGTAACATCCACTTTCTTTGCTTCGACTACAATCTTTTCTATCGCTTCTTTTGTGTAGTCAAACACTATAACTGTATCTTTATCCATATTATTTTTCGTTTAACACTTTTTTAATAATTTCCTCTTTCTCTTTGTATAAACCCTCTGCAATTTTTAACCCAGTCAATATTTTCTGTTGCATCACTGGGTCTGCCTCTATTCTCTTCTTTAGAATTGATCTCTTAAAGTTTGGATTATATAGGACGTAGTCGTTCCAATCTCTCTCGCTGAATAACATTTGCATTTGCATTTGCCATACATGTGCTGAGTCTATCTTGAATTCTCCGGTGGCTGCGATTTCCATTAGCTTTTTCATGTAGACCTTGTCAGACAAAGATTTTATCTCTGTCATACCATCTTCATTAACTAGTCCGTCCGGTGAAACTCCTGCTAGGTCGGATATTTTATTGTTTGTGATGAATCCCACCTCTACAACTTCTACGTCGTTCTCCAGTCCGTATATCGCTCTAGCTTGGCCTTCTAGTTCGTTTCCTCGTTCTAAATCGGAGTTTGTGTACCTTTCTTCAACTCCTGATGAAAACTTTCTTGTTATAGATTCGAATACTAGTGTTTCTAATCCTTTCCCGGCTGACGCTATGGCCTGAGCCTTAGACGCTGAGAATGGGAATGTAATCTTAAGTTCAAACCATTCTTCCGTTTGTTGTTCTAGGTTGTGAATTTTCATATTATTTCTTTTCTTCGTTTAGTTTAAATTTTCTTTTAGTAACCATGGCAGCGAATGTCTTTCCTGGTGTTTTTTCTTTGTTGTTTTCCCAGTATTTCTTTAAATCTTCCACATTATCAATCATTGAGATTGCTGCTTCATGTATCTCCATTTCCGTTATACTTTTTTGTTCTTCTTCTGTCATATCTGCATCTTTATTATCATCGATTGCAAATAGTGAGTTTAGTGCATACTTCTTTGAGTAACTTGAAGCCGATCCTGTTATCTGTGAATCGTTCATTCCTTTTTGTACTTCTGGTTCTCTTGCGTATGCTGTAACATTTTGAGACTCTTCGCCAAGTATCAAGGTAACTGTAGTTTTTATGTAGATTCTTGTTCCAATCGCTAGGACCTCATCAGATGAGATTAATATTGTTTTATTAGCGATCTTCTTATATGCCTCTAGAATATCTTCTGCACTTCTATAATTGAACTTCCCGAAATCGTTCTTTTGGCTCTTTGGAGCTTTAAGATCTTTTTGTATTCTGTTCAATTCGTCTTGAAGTGTTACCTCTTTTGTAGTCTTTGGCTTAGTTTTGTTTTTTGTTTTTTCCACTTTTTGTTTTACTACTTTTGAATCGTCAGTCATGAATTTAATTTATTATTTTTAATCTTTAGTTACAATCTGGGTATTCTCCCAATATTGCAAACTGTGCTTGTGGTGTTGTGCCGAACTCTTCTAGCACACACTCTTCGTATTGTTCTGCTATCTCCATGACTTTTTCATCGTTGTGGATTGTCCATTGGATGAAAGATGTCAGTATTGCAATTACAATTATTGCGACTATTGTCATGGTTATTGTTTCTTTCATATTTACGTTTGTTGTTGTCTTGTTAATGTTTTTCGACTCTTATATTCTATACCGAGCGGTCGATATATGCAAGTAGTTTTCCCACAAACAAAAAACCACCCGTAAAGATGGTTTTCGTATGCTCCGTCTACACATGGCAGGGGAGTTTATATTATTTATCCCAACAATGTTTACTCCAATCCCATGGGGTTGATCCTTGAGATTCATATAGCATATTTGCATATTCTATATTTCCCTCTGGTGTAAATACATCGATGTCTAATTCTTTTGCAGTATCCCCATGATAGAACAAATTAATCTGACACATACCAATATCTTGATCGTTTATGTATCCTCTCAAAACTTCACC